TACCGTTAATTGTTTTTTTCATGATAATCTCCTTTTTTATTATTTTTGTTAAACCTGTAATCAATTTGATTACAATGTCATTGTAGTTCATACGTGTGAACTTGTCAAGTGGGAATTTAATTATATTTGTAAGTTCTTTCAGAACGAGAAAATGTTTGATAAAAGGAGATGAAAATAGTCGTTCTTGACACTACCGCAACATGTGGTATACTACGCTCAGGATCACTACAAAAAAGGCACTTTATTAAAATGGGAAGAGCTGAATTAATCATCACTGATGAACATAAAGCTATCACCGAAAGGATGGCTAAAGCTGGTATGACGGCTGAAATGATTGCTAAAGCATGCGGTATGTGTAGACGTACGTTTTTTCGCAAGCCAGAACTCAGAGAGATATATCAAAGATGCTATATTGAGACGATCGAAAAAGTCTCAGACGCGCTGATTGCAAAGGCTTTGCAAGGCGACACAAACTTAATGATTTTCGTAATGAAAACTCGTGGCGGTTGGAAAGAATATGCGCCGCCATTATCTGATGAATTCCCAAATAAAACTCATGCTGAGAAGCAGCTAGAATTAGATGAGATGTTAGCTGCAGGTAACATCTCGATTGATGGTTATACTAAAATCACACAGAGTCTAACATCGCATTATCAGATCGTTGAGCATGAGAAACGCATAGCTGAGCTTGAGAAAGCTGTAGACAAGCAAGCGGGCAATGGTGCGAATGCTGCTGGACGTAATGCGGCTTTAAACAAACTAAAAGAGGACAACGAAAATGGCGAAACTAACAACGACGAAAAGAAAGAAAATACCGCCAAGTCAATACGGCCTCTCGAGCAAAACAATGAATGGTGATTTTATAGAACGCTTGAAAAGGGATAAAAATAATGCCACTAAAATCAGGTAAATCTCAAGCTACAGTAAGCGCAAACATTGCTGAGATGATGCGTTCATGGGAGAAAACGGGCAAAATAGGGAATGTGCAGCCTAAAAATAAAAAAAACGCATTAAAAATAGCTCAAGCGGCTGCATATAAAAAAGCGAATATTTCGCGCAAATAATGAGTCTTTCATATGCAAAACTTGAACAATTAGAAAAACAAATAGCAATTACTTCCTCCCAACATATTTTAATTGATTATCAGACATATACTATTGATTTTTTTGGTGAAAATACAAAAAGATATGTTCCAAGCAAAACTCAACTAGCATTTCATAAAGCTGATTCAAACGTAAAATTAATAATGGGCGCTTTTGGCTCTGGCAAAACGTCAACGAATTGCATGGAGATAATATTTAACGCATCTAAAATGCCATATTGTAAAGATGGCATACGAAGATATCGCGCATTAATTTTTAGAAATACATTTGAACAATTAAAAAAAGGGGCATTTGATTCATGGATGACATGGTGTGAGACATTAGGTGTCGCAAATTTTAAAACAGGGAATGAATTATATGCACATCATATATTCAATGATGGTTATGGAACTATTGATTTAGAATTATGGTTTATTCCGGTAAACAGTAGTGATGATGTGCACAAATTTAAATCCTATAACGCCACGGCAGCATTTATTAATGAATTGTCAGAATTTCCGCTTTTGGGTTTACAATCCTTGCCTGGTCGTCTCGGCAGATATCCTCAATTTGAGTCTATAGATAACAATACTGTTACCAAATGGTACGAGAAAGACATTCAATTACCGAATGGCCAAATGTTATATTTAAAAGTACCGTACTGGTATGGTATACATGCTGATACAAATCCTACAAATACGCGCCATTTTGTTTATAGATTATTTGAGGCAGAAAGAATACCTGAATTCAAGTTGTTCAAACAGCCGCCAGGGTTGTTAATAGATGAAAAAGATGGTTCTTATTATCCTAATCCTGATTGTGACAATTACGGGATTGGTATTCCAAAGGATTACTATTTAAATCTTTCAAAAGGAGCCACAAAAGAATTTATCAACGTTTACTGTCAAGGACATTGGGGTATAGTCGCAGATGGGGATCCAATTTATCCCCAATATAATGACGATTTGCATGCGGTAGATAAAATTGAACTAAACAAATCAGAGTCGTTAATTATAACGCTTGACGGCGGTTTTACGCCGGCAGCTCTTTTACAGCAATGTTATAACGGGCAATATTTTGCTATCAAAGAGTTTGTTACAGAACGTATGTATTTAGAAGAGCTTGTCGAAAATAAAGTATTAGCGTATATAAATTCTACATTTTCTATTGAAGAAAGAAAAACAATTGAGATTATGTGGATTGGAGATCCGGCTATTACACAACGTGAAACTGAGGCTTTATCAAATCTTGGTATTGATTTGTTAAAAGCGGATACAAATGAAATTGAACCGCGCGTTCAGTCGGTAATATATTTTTTAAATCGCATGAGTTCGGGTTCGCCTGGCTTTCAAATATCCAAAAAAAATTGCCCAGTTTTACGGGAAGGTTTTAATGGCGAATATAAATTTAAAAAATTACGTGTAATTGGCGAAAATAAATCTCGAAAAGAACGACCTGAAAAAATTCATCCGGTTTCAGATATACATGATTGCTGTCAATATGGAGCTTTACATTTTGTCGGAAATATGGTAAAAAAAGAGTCAATTATCGATAGTAGAAGCTTTTTACATAAAGAGCTGTTATAAGGTATGGAATAATGGTTATAAATATAAGAAAAGATTTACCAGATCTTCCTGAGGATGAAGAGAGCGTTATTCTTGAACGAATCAAAAACAATGTTGAAGAATGGAATGATTATTTTTCCCACAATATTAGAAATTATCGAATAAACACAAAATTCGCATATTTGTCTGATGGACAATGGTCACCTGAAGAAATTACTGAATATAGTCAACAAAATAGGCCTAGGTTGACTTTTAACATGATCCCCAGAATGATATCAACTCTTGTTGGTGAATATTTTGATTTTTCGCCAGATTTAATGGTAAGAGCTATTGATAGCACGAAAGTACCGCAAGATAAGATTGATTTTTTAACAAATATAACCCGAGAAATATCGTTTAAATCGCGAAATAACATTATTTATCAAACTGCTACTGATTGCGCCATTACAGGTGGTTTTGGGGCTTTTTTGGTGGGTTCTCAACATGAGCACCCAATGAGCTTTAATATGGTACCGCATTATTACCAAATTACTGATCCTACCACATGTTTTTGGGATAAAATTGCGACAAGGCCAAATAAAGAAGATGGAGATTTTTGCGGTATTAGAAAAATATGGAAAAAAGAACTTTTAGTTAAAAAATATCCTGACGCAAAAGCAGATTTGCAGTCATTTTCTTCTAACGCGTCAATAAATCCGTTGTGGGAAACAAAAGATGAAATTACAATTGTGGATTATTGGGAAAAAATATATTACAAACGAAAAGTGGCTCTTTTAAGTACTAATGAGATAATAGATGCAGACGAAGCCGAAAATAGAGTGAAAGAGCTTAATGCTCAAATGTCATTTATAGCTGATAATACAGGAATACCTCATCAAAAAGTTACAATTCTTAAAGAAGAAAGTCGGGATGATTGGATAATAATGTTTTATCGGGCGACCCATAATAAAATATTAGAAAAATCCAAATGGAATGGAAAAAAATTACCGCTTATATTTCAGTCTGGATATACAAAATGGATTGACGGCAAAGAACACACTTATTCTTTTGTCGAATGGTTAAAAGACACGCAAAGAGCGTATAATTATGCAAGAAATGAGTATTTGTATCGATTAAAATTAACTAGATATGAACCATATTTGCTCCGAGATGATTTGGTTGGTAATCACGAAGCCATGTGGAAAAATATTTATGATGCAAAAAGCGCGTTATTATATAAAAAAACTGCTGACAATGCGCGTCCAGAGCGAGTAGCAGCTTCAGAAATTCCACAATCATTAAGTATTGAAATAGAACGATCTTATGGTGATTTTCAACGTATATCTGGACGTTTTGATGCAAATCTTGGTGCGCCAAGCAATGAAACTTCAGGTATAGCTATATTAAACCGACAAAGGCCAGGCAATAAAAGTGTTCAGAATTTTTTCAATAATAGTTTAATTGCTATTCAGACGGGCGCAAATGTAGCTTTTGATCTTATGCAACATTTATATGATACAGATAGATCTATTAATATTTTAATGGCAAATGGCAAACAAAGCTCAGAAGTTATAAATGCTGAAAGTGGTGCAAAAAATAATGTTTCTGATGGATTATACCTTGTTGAAGTTAAGGCCACAGCTAATTTTGAGCTTCAAAGAATTGCGCAATTAGATGAATTAGATAAAGCAATTAGCAAATATCCAAAAATAGCAGAAATGATGCCAGATATTTTGATACAATTAACTGGCATTAAAGATGCTGGCTTAGTTGTTGATCGTATTCAGAAATTTTTGATGCCAGAAATAACCGTAGGTGAAACAAAAGATCCTAAATTAAAAGAAGTATTGACTAAACAATTAGAAAAACAGCAACAAATAGCAGATACACAAACTCAATTGGCTATTTTGAATCAACAGGCTGAAATACAATCCACGCAAACTAAGGCATTAACTGAAAAAATTGATAGTTTGGCCAATTTAATGACAGCGCAAACTAAACGTGATGAGGTTGGTATAGAGAGCATGTTAGAAGCACGTAAAATTAATGCCGAAGAAGACAGGACGGTTATTTCAGCAATTAAAGACATTCAGACTTGACATTCCATTAATTTTATTTTAAGATAAATATATCTATATTTAACATAGATCAGTTAAATACAACTGTAATGTATTGAGGTCGAAGGTGTAGACTTATAAATAAATGCACCGCGATGCCATGTCGATAATCAATGGTGAAATATGAGCGAAAATGAAAATGAAAATGAAAATGATATGTCTCAGGAGAATACTTCTGAAACTATAGCCCAAGAAGATGTTGGTGCTGAAAGCACAGATGAAAACGATATAAATTCTGAAAATGAAAGTCAGAACGATATCGAAAAGCCTGTGCTTGAAGAAGAGAAGATTGAAATAACGAAAGCCGAACTTGATGCTCGGGAATTAGGCATTAAGCGTGTTGCTGAAAAAAGAGCTTATAAAAAAGCGGTTGAAGAATTACAAAAATTTCAGTCGCAAAATAATGTAGGTTCTAATGCGAATTATTGGGATTCATATCTAAATAGATATATTCCCGCTAATATGACTGTTGCAGAATATGCGCGATTGGCAAATGAGGCACAATCAAATGTGCAGCATAATTCGCAATCGCAGTCATCAACAATGCAACAACAATATACGCAGTCGCAACAGCAACCCCAAATGCAGCAAGTTACTCCGCCTCAACGAGAAGAGGGATTAACTGAACAAGCTGAGCAACAAGTAGTTGCTTTAATGGCAAAGGAGCCTGGCGTGCAAACAGCATTAACGTCTGTTCCTGTAACAGACACAATGGTTAATGCTATTGCTATTGATCCTCATGGAATAGAGAATTTATGGGCTGCTGTTAAAGAAAGGCCTCACGAGATATATCGTATTTGTCATTTATCGCCAATGGAACAGCAAGCGAAGATGTGGGAGTTAAATCAGGAATTTGCAAAAAAACGTGCGCCGAAAGTGTTAACGAAAGCAAAGCCTCAACCAACACCTTTGTCTGATGCTGGAAATGTTAATAAATCATATGCAGATATGTCTTATTTGGAGAAAAAGGCATTATTGCAACAGACTGATCGGCGTAAATATCCGGGAGCTGGTGTAAAATAATATAATCTCCAAGATTGATATATTTGCATCAATCGGAGATTATAATGGCTGATCAATACACTTCTATGCAGGCCGTTGCAGAAGATGCGCTTGCAGAATTTCACAACCAATGTAGCTTGATAATGGCTGCAAATAAAGATGTTCAACCTCAGTTTTTAACTGGCGAATTTGATAAAGGTGCAACAATCAAAGTTCGCAAACCAAATAAATTTCTTGTCACTGATGGTGCGGTAATTAGTTCTATTCCAGACACTACAGAGAGGACTGTGGATTTGACTTTAGATACTCGTAAAAAAGTCGTTATGGACTTTACTACACAAGATTTAACGTTGTACACAAAAACTCAATTTAAACAAAGATTTATTGATCCTGCTGTATTACAATTAGCAAATGTTGTAGAAGCAGATGTTGCGTTAAAATTAACACAGCAAGTTTATAACCATACTGGAACGGCTGGAACAGCCCCTTCCTCTTATGCTGATTTAGCTAGAGAAAAGGCATTTTTAAATAAAATGGGTATTCCAGAGGATCATATGTTTGCTATGCAGGAAGATAATTATTCTAGTTTGATATCTAATGCCGGTTTACAAAATTCATTTTTGCCAGCATTAAATCAAGAGATAACTAGACGATATTTGACTGGTAATTTAGCTGCGATGGATATTATGCACTCAGTTTTAATGCCTGTACATATCGCAGGTATAGGTGATCCTACTGCAACTCCTGCAAATGGTTATGTCGCTGCTGGAACAGTATTAAGCAATATAGCATCTGGTTCAACAAGCACCATAATTACTGGTCTTGGTAATGGTACTACAGGCACATTCAAAAAAGGCGATAAAGTTAAATTTGTTGGTTATTATAGTATTAATCCTATTGACACAAGCATTACTACAGGCGAACCATTTGAGGTTACAATAACTGAAGATGCGGGTGCTGCATCTGCTGGTGGCGAAGTTACAATCAATTTTTCACCAGCGATTATTAGTGATGCTACAAGTCCATACAAGAACGTGGATTCTCAAATATTGGCTACTACTCCTGTATATATTGCCTCTGCAAATACAGGCGCGGGAAGCACAACAAAAGTTGCTTATAAAACTAATGTTGGATTTTATCGTGATGCAATTCAATTTGCTGCTCCTCCTCTTGTGATTCCTAAGAGTGTGGTGCCGGCTGCTGCTGGTAGAATGACTGATCCAGAAACTGGCATTAGTATTCGTTTAGTAGAATCTTATGATGTCATAAATGATAAAACCATAACTCGTATGGATATGGTTTATGGTGTATTAATTAATGGCGAATATGCGGTAGCCTATTTAGGCTAATATTAAAGGGGGGGTAAATGTTTTTTCCCTCCCTCCCCTTTTTTTTAGGAAGGTATTATGTCACTTGAAATAGCTGATGATATAATTAAAGCGGCTTATGATAAGATAGGATTATTACCTGAAGATGGAAATTTAAGCGGTGGAAAATCTCAAAAAGGATTGGATCTTTTAAACGCTCAATTAAAACAATATGAAAGTGACCAAGATTTAATAGCTTATGATAGCGATTTGAGTTTTCCATTAATTATTGGACAAAATGAATATAAGATTTCATCAAATACAAGCTTAAGTCCGGATGTTGTTGCAAATAAGATTGTTAGATTGAAGTTTGTAAATTTAATAGTAAATGATATTCAATATCCGGTTAATATTGTAGAAGATCATGTTTGGTTTAGAAAAGTCCAAAATTTATCATTAACTGGCCGACCTTTTGATGTTTATTTGCAAAATGAACCTGAAGCTTCGAATTTAATATTTTTACGAAAACCCGAACAAATTTATATATGTAATATTAAAGCAAAATTTAATTTAAGTGATTTGGATTTTAGTTCAAATTTAACAAGTGTTCCTCAAGATTATAAAATGTTTTTAATTTATGAATTAGCCAGATTGTTGGTTGATAATTTTCCAGGGACAAATTGGAGTGATCTTTCAGAAAGTATTTATGAACGTTATAAAGCTAATATTATATCTTCTACTGATAAAAATATGACGGCGGTTACATCTTCTGTTTTAAATTATCCTCAATCAGGATATGGTTACGGAGAATATGGAATATATGGCTAATAGTGAACAATTTTATGATATTATTGGAAGCGGAAGCAAAAAGGCTGAATATTCTGAATTTAATCCATCATTAACCGTAAATTTATTCCAAGTAAATGATTCTACTGCTTTTTTTAAAAAGGCTCTTTTTCCAACGCCAGGGTTAAGTATTGATGATGGGATTATATTCAATATTGGTGGAGAAAATAATATAGGTCGAAGATTGCATTTATTTAAAAATAAAGTTTATGCAGTTATTAAAGATCAAGTTTATTTAATAACCGGAAGTGTTGTTAATGGAGAAATCAAATTAACACACGCAGTTATAGGTAATATAAACACTCAGGTTGGATATGTTGGAATTGCGCATAATAATACACAAATTATGCTTGTAGATGGAGTTGATGGTTGGATTTTTGATGTCACAACAAGTTCATTTAGCAAAATTGTCGATCCTAATTTTCCAACCAAACCATCTGATGTTGTCACATTAGCTAATCGTTTTATTACAAATCAAGGCGAAAGTAATATTTCATATTATTCTGCTCAAGGAGATGGAACAACATGGTTTGATCCTGGCACATTTGGAAATTTTTTTCCTATGGGTTCTGAGCCGGATATAGTTGTTGGATATGCTACACTAAATGGAAAACTTTTAGTTTTTGGGCAAGATTCAACTGAATCGTGGTTTCCAACACAAGGAACGCAGGCTTTTAAACAACAATTACCATCTATTGAGGCTGGCTGTGTCGCCCCTGGAACAATTGCAAAAGCATTTGGTGTTTTGGTTTGGTTAAGTAAAACAACTAATGGAACAGGGTCAATATTGGCAACCACAGGTGGAGAACCGAAGCCAATAAGTGATAATACATTAGAAAGAGTAATTGATAGTTATGCAAATATAGAAGATGCCAGAGCATATATTTATAAAAATGAAATTGGTCATATTATGTATGTAATTAATTTTACAACTGCAAATGCTTCATGGATGTATGATTTCGATGCAAATGCTTGGTATAAGCTGGAATCAGGTGAAAAAAATAGACATTTGGCTAATGATTATGTCTATTATTTAAGCCGTCATTATGTTTTAGATTATAAAGAACCTAAGCTTTATGAGCTATCAACTCGTTATTATGATGATGCTGGTATTGCAATTAGGCGTTCACGAATCTTTCAATTGGATAAATTTGTTATTGAATTAGAACATTATAATAAAACGCCTTTTGTATTATTGGGGGCTGAAGCCAATATAACGCAAGCAGCGTTTTATAAAATTGTTTTAAATAAGATTAGATTTTATTTAAAACAAGGAACTGGAACAGCAATCGGCAATGATATTGAGCCAATTTTATTTTTGCGTGTATCTAAAGATGGCGGAATAAGCTATGGAAATCAATTGCAGCAACGTATTGGCTCAATTGGTAATAGAATTTATGATACTATATTTACAAAAATAGGAGGTTTATCGCCATGATCAGTAATCCTCCGACAGATGTTTCTTTTTTAAACGAAAGTTCAGAAATGAGTTCATTTTGGCATGATTGGTTTGAAGATGTGCAGCAAGAAGTGAATGAAGGTGAAATTCCAACCGATACATATAATATTGATGCAACATTAGGAGTTTTAATACCAATGCCTACTAATGATTTAAATATTAGAATGCAAAGTTCAACAGGAGGAAATACTAATATAACAAAAAATCCTCAAATTGAGCCGGGAAAATTTGATGGACAAAGAATAACAGCCGAAGGAATGGATGATATTAGAACCGTCCAATTTGATGATGGAAATGGCTTAAAATTGATTGGAGGAGCATCAGCAACTTTAAAAAACAGTGATCTTATTAATTTTCATTGGAATGCAGGCAAACAATTGTGGATAGAAAATTACAGAGCGATAAGTTAAAAATACAACCTTCTAATGATAGAAAGTTGATAGAAAATTTGTTTTTTGACAAAGAGCTTTATAGTGGTTTTGTTTCTAATAAAGATATAAAAAAAGAACAAATTAAATTGGATATGATTAAAGATAAATTTTTTATCTTATATTGCGATAAAAATCCAATAGGATTATGTATTTTTTATCCTATAAAAGATAAAATATGCGTAGTACATATTGGCATAAAAAACCAATATCGTGGAAAAATAGCATATAAATTTGGTGAAATGTTAAAAGAAGCATTATTTAAAAAGTTTCTTATATTGACTGCTCAAATTAGAAAGGAAAACAAAAAGGCATTATATTATGCTATTCAATTAGGATTTAAATTATTTGGGGGTAATGAAACATATAAATTTTTAGGAGTAAATTATGGGTGACATATTTTCAGGTGGCCAAGAAAAGGCATATGATGATCTTCAACAGGCTTTAGAAGAGGCTGAAGATCAGGAAAAACATGGTTTGAAAACTGGGGCTCAAATATTAGCCCCAGAAATAAAGATGGGACAAAGCTCTTTAGAAAAATATTTCAATGCTATCAATCGTATTAAATCTCCTGTTCAGGCAATAAGCGGTGTAGAAGCTCAATTTGCACAAACACCAGCTCAACAATTTCAAACGCAGCAAGCATTAGATATCGTAAATAATGCAATGGCTGCTATGGGGATGGAAGGGACTCCGCTGCATCAGCAAATGTTAACTAAGGCTATTAATGGAACATTAGGTCAACAAGAACAGCAATTCTTATCAAATGTTGGTCGCACAACACAAACTGGCCTAATGGATATTTTACGTGAGGCACAACCAGGGCTTTCGGCTGCTAGTCAATTAGCTCGAGGAGCATTCAGGGGTGCACAGTCTTTGGCTGGTTTGACAGGACAAATTGGGGAGGCGCAAGCTTCGTCTGATATTGCTAGTAGTTCGGCTTTAAATAAATTTTTAAGTATGATTGGAGGCGGTGTAACTGGTGGAATTATGGGGCATGCTGGTCTTTTTGGTCCAAATATTGGTACCGGAACAGGTATAGCATTGGGATTATTGTGAGGATACGATTATGATGCCACAATTTGTAAGACCTTTAGCGGCGCCCACACCGATAACTCTACCTGAGGCTATTCAGACTGGTGGTGCGCGAGCAATAAATATAGGGGAGGCTTTGCAGCGTATTACAATGCCTCGTTATGCGCCAGGTGGTGCTGGCGTTGTTCAGGGAGAACAAACAATTGCCGAGCAATATGGAAAAGATAGTCCAGAATATGCACGCGCTCAATTATGGAATCAAGTTAATGAATATGAAAAAAAGCAGCGCGGGGATTTCATGGGGGCTAATTTAAAATTTAAAAATCTTACTCCTTTTCAAAAGGATCAAACAGCATTAGAGATTCAAAAAGAAACTGGATTACCTATAAGTCAAATTTATAAAATGTTAAGCGATGCTGGAGATGTTCCGTCAGAACCGATGACAACAAATCCTACAGGTACAAATCCTAATAGTCCAGAACCTAATACTTCTGCTAATCCTGGAAGTCAGGCACATGCGATTCAAAATACATATATTCAAGGTGAAAAACAAAAAAATGAGGCAAATCAACAAATAGAGCAAACAGAAGCAAAATTGGCTAAAGATGTAGGAAATAAAGCAGCACAAAATGCTTTGCCTCCTTTAATTGATATTGCAAAAACAATTAATGGAATTAATTATACGCCAGTTGCTAATTTTTCTGGTTTGCATGGAAAAGCTTATGCAATGATGGAACGCGCCAAAGCAGCAACTGGAATAGGGCAGACAAGCCCAGAATTCAAAGCTTATGATAATTTTGTTCAAAGTCAGGGTAAATTATTGGCAGATGCAACACGCCAAGCTTTAGCAACATCAGTTAGACAACCATATGTTAGAGAAATGTTAATGCCTTTGACTAATACCGCTGTTTGGTATGAAAGTCCTGAATTAGCAATGAATAGATTCAATTATTTTAGAGATTGGTTAAATGATCGTATGAAAATTTATCATCATTTGGCGACTAAAGGTGTTTCACCAAATTTAAAAGAAATAAATGACGTTATGGGTATCGGTAAACCAACCGATCAGCAGATAAAAGACATACCGGCATCAAATGAAGATATTCAGAATATGTCTACTGAAGAATTAATGAAAATTGCTCAAGGAGGTCAATAATGGCAGTTACACAGCAGCAAGCAATTGAAGAATTACAAAGGCGTACTCAACAACCAGACACATTAGGAAAAATAGCTGAAAGCGCGCCTATTCAGGCAGTTTTAGGTGCTGGTGATATCGCTCGTAGCAATATTTTGGAAGCTTTAAGAAGAGCGGAGCCTGATATTACAGGTCTTACAATCAAAGGTATTCCATTAGCTCCTCAAAAACAACTTGTTACTACGCCAATTCAACAATTTAGACCAGTTGGAGAGCCAGGGCGGCCAGCTTATAAAGTAGGTGCCGCATTGGGCGATATCGGATCATATTGGGCTGCGGGTGCGGCTGGAGGTGCGGGGCTTGCAGATTTACCAGAAAGTGCTTTAGCGCGTATACTTCAAGCCGCACCTGGCCGAATTGCAGGCGCAGGCCTTTTTGGGCAAGCTGTTTCACCTGATAGGTTGAAAGGAGGATTCCTAGGGGTTGGAATAGGTGCTGGTGCAGAAGCTATTCCTGCTGGAATTGCCGCTATCAGAAAATTTACTAATCCTAATGTAGCAAAAGATGTAATAATGAATTATTTAAGTGGAGGAAAAAGTTTAGAAGAAAATAAAAAGGCATTTGCTGATAGTGTTCAAAACGCATATAATAAGAATGAGGAGAATAATAATGCCTTATATAATCCTATTTTTGATCGCGTGGGTAATCGTTCTGTTTATAACCCAAAGTTAAATCCACCCGAATATTATAAAAATATAAATCCATCAATAATCGATTCTTATTTGCAAGATACCAAAGATTTGCATGACAATTTTATGCAAAAACCTACTATTGATAATGCACATAGATTACAAAGTCAATTAGGTTACGATAGCAGAAGATTTGCAGAAAGCAATGAACCAGCCAATGTGGATTTTTCACAAAAAATGGCAAAGGCACAACAAGCTTTAAAAAATGATATTGATATGCGCCTATTTAATGAAGATAAAACTGGAGATCTTGCTGATTTATATACTAATGCTTCTGAAGATTTTATTCAAAATGTTTTACCATATAGGCAAAATAAAGATATTTATGGCTTGGCGAAAGGCACGTTAAAAAAATCTCCCAATATAACCAATCTTTTTGCTAATCCTACTTTGCCTGGTCGTGAATATTTATTAAAAATAGCAAATGATATAGGACCGAAAGGAAATAAACAAATAATTTATTCTGAAATTGGAAAACGTCTTAAAATGACTCCTGAAAAATTAACTGATGAATTTAACGCATTAGATAAAAAAGGTCTTTCTTATTATAAAACTCCGACAATGGATGATTTATTGAGCAAAATGTCCCGAGCTAAAATTGGTCAAAAAGCATTAGAGGCAGGTGTAGGATTTGGTGCAGGAGTTGCAGCATTACCATTGGTTCATAGTCCTACGTTTTTAAGTGAACTTGCCGGAGGAGGGGCTGCAGCTGCTTTATCGCCAGTATTTATGGGCGCATTAAGAGCTCCCACAGCCATTGCGGCAAAAGGTATTGAAAAAGCATTTCCAGTCGCAAGAGGTGCTACATTGGGCGCAATATTAGGACAACCAGTGTCGCAATCTAATTTGCAACAGCGCGCTTTAGCTGAATTATTAAAGCGACAAAAGGAGCAGCAATGACAACAAATTATTTTTTAACACCAGTATTTCATATTGTATTTCGTAAAATAAATGGTGAACCAGCCAGAAATGGTTCTGTACGTTTTTCTAAAGCTTCAGATCATAATACACGCAAAGAAGTTTATGAAGATAAAAACGGAACAATTCCGTTTCCTACAATTATTAATTTAAATAATGCTGGAGTTATTGCTGATGTTGGCGGTAATCCAAAACCTATTTATTGGGCATCTGATGAAGATTATTATGTTGAAGTTTTTGAAGGATTAAATGCAACTGGAACTGTAATTCAAACAGTAGATGATTACAACTCTTCATTAGCAGATTTTCCAACGCCAGCAATAGAAGAAAGCAATTTGACAAATTATATTTTAAATCCACAATTTAGATTTTTTCAAGAACAAACACTCAATAATAGTACTTTGGTTTCTGGTTCGGAAGTTTCGATAGCAGAAGAAGGGTGGTTTTTTTATAGAGATACAGCAAATAGCACCAATCAAATATCTTTTGTTGAATTTGCCGCAGGACAGACAGATGTACCATATAATCCAAGATATTATTTGAAATTTGAATGCTCTGTCGCAGGAGCAGAAACTAGAAAAGATATTGTTTTACCATTTCGCGATGTAATTTCTTTTTCCGGGAATGCGACTAGCCATGGGTGGTATGTTCGTAGCGAAACAGGATCGGCAACTACTTTACAATTAGTAATTAGGCAAAATTTTGGAGCTGGGGGAAGTGCTGTAGTTGAAACTATTTTAAATACTTTTACAGTAACAACCAGTTGGACACAAATTACTTTAGAAAATTATACAATTCCAAGTGTTGCTGGAAAAACAATTGGTTCTGGGGGAGATGATAGAGTTGAATATTGTTTAAGAATGCCGTTAAATCAAACATGTATTATTGGCATGGTTAATGGACAGATGAACTTGTCTAATGTTTTATATGATTTTAATTATACAAGCGCCGAAGAAGAAAATATTCGTAAAAAAGCTTATGAATTTCCCGATCCAACACCGGATGATTATGGTTATCAATTGGTTTGGAATGGTACTGAATATGCTTATAGAAATGATACAGGAAAAATTGAAGAATGGATTTTAGGAGCTCAACCAGCTTATACATTAGTTTTATCAGGAACCACTTATTCAAGATTGGCTGTTATTCCAAATACACCAATTACTTATAATCGTTTATATCAAGCGTGGGATAATGATCCAGATTTACAGAATGGAAATGCTTTTGGATATGGTTCTGATGGTTTTTTCCCTACACTTTATTCAAATACAGCAATTTTTACAAATACAAATTCTGGTACTGTAACAGATTGGGTTGATTTTAATACAGGTTTTACTATTACAACTATTCAACAGTCTGGCACAAAAGGATTTATTTCTCAATTTAAACCGCATAATCAATTATGGTATTTAGATACTTTAAGAGTTACTAACACTGCCAACGGAAATGTTACAGATACTGCTGATGTTGATACTGGATTTACATTTGTAAAAGTACAAGATGGAAGTGGTTCTCAACCAGAAATAACAGATATTACTACTTTTGCTGCATCCACATTAAGTGGAGGTGAACATTTTTTAATAGATGCGGTTGCAACACCATATTATGTTTGGTATAAAGTTGATGGTGTTGGAGCTGATCCGGCAGTTGGCGGAAGAACAGGGATTTTAGTTGAATTGCAATCTACAGATAATTCAGCTTATGTGGCAAATAGAACAATACAAGCATTAAATGGAAATGAAATAACAAAAGTTGTATGCAATGCAGCTTCAACATTAACAGCAGGAGATTATTTTCTTGCTAATTCAGTATCAACTCCATTTTATGTTTGGTATGAAATAGATGGTGTTGGAGCTGATCCGGCAGTTGGCGGCAAAACCGGTATTAAAGTAGAGGTTTTATCAACTGACACAAATGCAGAAGTAGCTCAAAAAACATCAAAAGCAATTAGTAGTTATTATTTTGAAGTTCCTGATTGGCGTGCTTATCAATTAAGGATGTGGGCTAATGGTTCGTCACTTGATCCAGATCGAGCAGTTCGTGTAGGTCAAAGTGGCAATATTATTAGCGGCGATCATGTCGGTACAATACAACCTGATGAATTTAGGTCGCATAATCACCCAACAGATCCGCCCGCAAGTGGTAATTTATATATGCGAAGAACAACAATTAATCCTGGTTTTGCTGCTGGTGGAGTAGGTTCTCAAGTTAATCAAGTAGAACCTGAAGGCGGCAATGAAACAAGAGATTTAAACGCATATGTTCTTATGACGGTTAAATATTAATATTATTGGAGAAAAATTATGGCAGATGAAAAACTTGATCCTTTTACTCAAAATAAAGAAATTGGAATATTTTTTAGAAAATCTAGAAAAGTTACAATTGATGCACCATTTGGGGAATTGGCATCTTTTATAAAATCTAAACAAGCTGGAATAGTTGTTTGGAAAAATAATTTAAGCGGCGAAGTTAATGTTTGGGAATTTGAGGCTGGCGAAACTTATCCTATGATTTGTGATGAAATTGTTTCGGGAGCTACAATTGATGGTGTTCCATATCTAACTGGTCCTACTGATTTATATTGGGCAAATACGCCAGCTAATGTGGCTGCGGAGAGCAAATAATGTGGCGAATAACGCCTATTGCACAAAAATGGTGGTGTGGCTTTCACCGGCGATGGCAGCATGTCATACAAACTATTTTTAAAGAAACTGAAGATAATAATAATAAAATGACAGAAGACGGTGATGAAAAAATTACTGAAAATTCTGATTATTAAGGAGAAAAAAAATGGCTAATCAAAAAACGTCAGATTATACCGCAGAATCAAATCCTACTGGAAAATTATTGCTTGATGCTGCTAATGTGGGAGATAAAAATTATAAATTAAATTTAGGTGATAATCCCACTGATACTTTTACCACAACCAGCAAAACCATCATGGGTGCTATTAATGAGCTTAATGCTAAAATTAATCATATTTATTATGTTACTGATCCTGGAAGCGATACTAATGATGGTAAAAATGATAGTCATGGTTTGGCAACGTTACAAAAAGGTATCGACTTGGCTTATGCACTAACCCCATCGGTTTCAAATATATTTGTAATACGAGTTATTGGGGCTTTAATTTTAAATACTACTAATTTGGATTTGAAAAGTCCTTATATTTATATTGATGCACCAGATGCGACTATCATAGAAAACAATACAATAGCAACTTATGAAAATACTGTTATTAGAGCTAACAGAATTGTTGTCAATAATCATATAGATAGGGCGGTTGGCTCAGGGACAGGAAATTCTTACGTTATAGCAAATGAGATAGCTTGCGCAGTTGGTTATACATACCAAGTATTGGCTGGTACGGTATTTAGCCAGGTTGAATATGTGGATTCATCTACAGCTAATACTTTTGCGTTTGTGTCAGGCGGCGGCGCTGGTGATACTGGTAAATTTTATCATATAGGAAAACAAGTATTAGGTGATGTATATGTTGGTAATGTTGGTACCAGAGCTGTAATTAAATTAACTGGGGAATTAACAGGCGACCTGGAATGCCAAGCTGCAGGTAGCGGGTTAATAGTAACAGATGTTCAAAATACTTTTAATGGAAATGCAACAGCTCCAACCGGAACAGCCATTTATATGAAACATAGGTCAAGGGCAGGTTCTAATAGTGGAAATGTATATGAAAGAACATTCTTTAATTTGCCTGGCAATACAATTGTTACAGGTAATTTCACCGTAAATGGAACATCTCTTTTAAAAGGAAATGTTACGATAGGTGATAATACTGCTACTAATTTTACATTAACATTTGATGGTTTAACTAATGATGGCGTAATAACATTTAATCAAACTGATGCTATTTTTGAGTTCAATCATGATGTGCAAGCCGGCAATATACGAATTACTGATGGCAATCCAAGCTTATTTTTTAATGATACAAATGACGACAAATATGCACTTGAAACGCATAACGATCATATTCATTTCCATAATTTAATTAATAATTCTGATGCTCTATTTTGCTTTTTCCCAAAAGCCGGAGATAGAGGAGATATTTGCGCTATAAGAATATATGGTTTTGGCAGTGTTCTTGCTGAAAATAATATTGAATATTTGTCTATGGGTTGGAATGTGACTAATGCTCAATATCAAATTGAGACCGGCAAACTTGGAACAGGTCAGAATCAAAAAATAAGCATTTTTACAAACGCTAATACCGATCAATTGTTGTTAAATACTGATGGAACTATTAATACGTTAAGCAACGTAACAATAGGGAACGGTGCAGTTGCTACAGATTACACGCTTACATTTGATGGTAATACGCAGGACGGTGTGATTACTTATGTTGACAGCACAGATACTTTTGATTTTTCATGCTCTTTTAGCCTTAATAGTGGTCAAGCTATAAATGAGATCTCTACTGATACGACTATGGGAGGGGATTCGAATACGGCAGTGATTACAGAGCATGTAGCTAAAACTTATATTGATAATGCAGTAAGTGGTGAGAATTTATGGGACAGAGTAACTGGCACTCCAAATTATTTGATACCTCATACTGCTGCGGATCAAATAGGTGCAACTGGAGCGCGGATTACTAAAGGATGGTTTAGCGATATAAATTCATCAACTATTACTATTACAGGAACTTCGCAATTTGATGGCAATATTACGGTGGGAAATGCTTCGGCAACTCCTAGCATTACTTTTGATGGTGCTAGCCAGGATGGTGTTATAACCTATATTGATGCAACAGATACTTTTGATCTTTCATGTTCATTTAGTCTAAATAGCGGTCAGGCAGTAAATGAAATTTCTACTGACACGACCATGACAGATGATTCTGATACCGCGCTTGTTACAGAGCATGCAGCCAAAACCTATATTGATGGGGCTGTTAGCAGTGCTGGTTATTGGCAAAGAGTTGGTACGTTGATTAGCCCGGCTACAGCTGGCGATGACGTGCGTGTTGATAATAATCTAACAATAGGAGTGGGTGCTGTTGGAACGGATTATTCCATTACTTTTGATGGCAACCTCGGAAATGGTGTTATAAAGTGGGATAATGCCGATGTTAAAATTGATTTTACTCCCGGCATAAATGTAAATGGAAGTTTAACCTTAACAAGCGCATATCCACGAATACTTTTTAGTGACACAAATAGTCAGTTATATACACTGGATACATATTCGACCGACCAGTTTCATTTGACTGGTCAGCAAGGGAATACTGATGCTATGTTCCATTTTTATTCTTATGATAGTGATAGAACAGAAAATGTTCAAATAAAAATTTTTGGATTTGGTGTTAAAAATGCGTCGGATACTGAATATTTAATGATCGGATGGAATACTTCTACTGCTCAATTTGAACTTACAACACAAAAAACCGGGAGTGCTAACTCGCAAAAATTAAGTTTAGCTACCGCTGGTAATATTGATCAATTATTGTTAAATACTGATGGCAGTATCAACACATCCGGCAATTTGACTATTGGTAATGGATCTGCTGATACAGATTTTACTTTAACTTTTCATGGAGAAACAAGCGACGGTGTAATCACATGGATGGAAGATGAGGCGGCTTTTAGATTAGGAACGGGGACAGAATATTTTGAGATAGATCAAGGGGCAACTGAAACAGATTTGCTCAGTACAAACACTACGATCAATTTGCAAACAAAAACGACTGATGGTTCAACCAGGTTAAATGTTATTAGTAATGGGGCAGGCCAGTCATATTTGGGCG